TGATTTTAAAATTTCTAACCATATTTTCATTGCTGTTTCATCTCTATCATTTAATTTTCTCATAAATGAATCATCAACAACAACACATTGATGTAAATTTAAACATTGTCTGTTAGGATCACCTTTAGGTCTTCTAATTTGTAAATACTCTTCAATATCAGGATGAGATACTTTTAAATTAACAGAAGCTGCTCCTCTTCTTACATTACCTTGATTAGTAGCAATAATAGCAGAATCATAAATTTTACACCAAGGCACTACACCTTCTGATTTACCATTACCCCTAATTTCAGCTCCTCTTGGTCTAATTCTAGAAACAGAAACACCAACACCACCCCCTGCTGCTGTTAATTTCATTAGTTCGGCATTAGTTAAACCAATTCCTCTAATTGAATCAGGTGTGTCAACACCAAAACAAGAAATAGGTAAACCTCTGTCTGTACCTGTATTTGAAATTACAGGAGATGCTAAACCAATCCAACCATTCCAAATGTATTTAAAGAATTTTGATTCTAAATCTGGGCGACTTAATCTAGTTGCTACTGCGCTAGCAACTCTTCTATATGCTTTTTTAGGTGTTTCTCCTGGTAAAAGATAACCTTTTGAAATTGTTGATAAAGCTACCTCATCCATAAATTCAGGGAAGTCTTTCCCTCTCTCCCACTGGGAGTAATCTGCTACTAAACTATTATTATCCATTATTTATATTTTTTAAAATATTGCGGACGCATCCCAATCTTGTACTCCTTTACTATAATTTGTTACCCTATTTGCAAAGAAATCTGTATGTTGTTTTCCAGCTGATAAATGATCAAACCATTTCATTCTTTCTACTGCTTTAACATCAATACCGTTAACAATAGGTCTATAACCTAAATCACCCATTTTAGTATTTACTCTATGTTTAATAAATGAAATTAAATCATTTTTACTACAACCTTCTAAATCACCCATCTCATATACTTTTTCGATAAAATCTAATTCTAATTGTAATGAAAGTAAAGCTGCTTCATTAATTGCTGCTTCTAATTCTGGTGTTTTTAATTCTGGTTTTTCTTCTAATAGTGTTCTAAATAACCAACATCCAGCATCTGAATGCATTGATTCGTCTCTAATTGACCATTCTACAATTTGACCTACACCTTTTAATTTATTTCTTAATTTAAATGATAATAAAACAGCAAAAGATGAAAATAAATTTACTCCTTCTGTAAATGCACTAAATATAGCTAATGATTTAGCTCTTTCATGCCAATCTACTTCACCATCAAACGAATCTCTAACATTCATTAATGTTTCAATTTTAGCCATTGTAGTTTCATCTTCTAAAAACTCAGAAAAATCATCTAAACCTAATTCTTCATTTAATAAAGAATAAGCTTCAGCATGGATTGTTTCCATAGCGCCAAAAACAGTTGCCATAGCAATAATTTCTGGTTTTCTAAACCATTTTGTAACTAATCCTGTCCAATAATCATTTACTACAGTTTCAGTTTGAGCAAATCCTTTTAGAATAGAACCAATAATATTTTTTTCTGTTTCTGTTAAATTTTGTTTCCAATCATTGATATCACTCATCATAGGAACCTCTGTGTGAATCCAATGTGCTTGTTGTTGTTTTAACCAATAGTCAAATGCTGTTGGGTATTCAAAGGGTTTATATACTATTCTTTCTTTTGTGATATCTTTTTTTGCCATTGTTATTTTTTTTTTTAAATTTAGAAATAAAAAAAGGGGTGAAACCCTTATTGTGTTAATAAGTACAATATATACAAACAAGACCCACTAAAACCCAAAAAACTCATTGGAAGAGTTTTGAAGTCTTCTTCGCTGTGCAGGAGAAAGATCTTCACTGTTAGTTTGTTGTGGTCTATTATTTCCTCTCATATTTATTTCAATTTTACCTATAGCAGTATCCATAACTGAATCATAAGTTATACCATCTGCCCCATATCTATTTTTCATAATATGCCATCTACCTGTACCATTTTCTTTGTCTTCAGCGCTACGTGATAAAGACATTGCAAAGTCAGTAATCATCATTTTAGAATAACTTTCAGCCATTCTATCTCCTTGGATAATTTCTTCTCTTGCACCTGATCTATTTACTTGTGAAGCTGTCCAAATAGGTAATTTTAGTTCGGAAGCTAAACCACGTAAACTAGTGTAAATATCATCTAATTTATCTCTTTTTTCTTTACTTGATTTAGAAGTAAGTAAGTCAGCGTAATCAACAATAATTAAATCTGGTTCAATATTTTGTTGAATACATTTTTCTAAATGTGCGTGTATAGTATTTACTGTTGCTTGTCCTGCTGGATATTCTCTAATATAAAGACCACCTCGTAAATTTTCTAATCTTTTTTTTACTATGTCTTTATTATCTATAACATCTCCTACAGGTATTTCTGTAAAACAAGAATCATATCTTCTACCAACATATTTTTCACTTAATTCTAAAGTATAATGTACTACTGTAAAACCCATTTTTACAGCTTGAGCTCCTAATGCTATTAAAGCCCAAGATTTACCACCACCAGGTCCTCCTGCTATAAGTCCTAAATCGCCTTGTCCTAAACCACCACAAAGTAATTTATTAATTAATGGCCAAGGTGTTTCTATAACACTTCTAGCCTCTTCTCTAAATCTATCTTCTAGTTCTGCTATATATTCGTGACCAATATCTCTTTCAGTACCTGCTTTAAGTGCTTGATCTATTAAGTTTCTAATATCATCATAATCTCCTAATTCTAAAAGATCAACTGATTTCATTAGTGCACCTTTTAATGTTTGATTTTTACAAAAATCTAAAAATGTATCTTTTACAAAACCTAAATCTGTAGCTTTTGATGCTTTATATGCTTGTTTGAGTAAATCTTTTACAGCTACATTCTGTAACTCTTGTTGTAAATTTTCTAACTCTACTTTAAACACTTCCATTGTAGGAACTGTTTTATATTCATTATAATATTTAAGTGTTTTACGAATAATCCATTTACCAGCATCATTATCAAAATAATCTGGAGAAACTATATCTGCAATTTGTTGTAGAAAGTCTCTATCAGTTATTAGAATACCAATAGCTTTAGTTTGAAATGAATGTCCGTATTGAGTTAATTTACTCATGTGTTTGTTTTGCAAATGTATTTAACTTAATAAAATGCTCTTTTAACCATAAATCAGGTATTTGTATAGCATTACCTAATTGATCATCATTATACATTATAATAAAATCATTTCGGGAAAGCAAATTTATTGGTGCTTCTATTAATCTTGCTATTTGTAATTTTATTTCTCCTGATATAGGTGGATTTTTTAGATCCATTAATTCTTCATTTAGTCGGAGTTGGTCTGCCGACTCACTAATTCTTTTATGCATAGATTCCTCTCCTTTACCTGCATACTCCAAAATGAAATCAAGATCAAGGGTTTGTTGTGTGAGTAGATCTGGTAATATTTTAGGTAGTTTTTTAGGTCCTAATCCTTTAACACCAGTGATGTTATCTGATTTATCACCCATTAAAACTTTATACATTAAAAAATTGTGAGCCGGTATCCCATAATCAGCTTCTACCATTCGAGGGGTATAAAACTTTTTCTTTGTTGGACTCCATACAGTGATTCTATCATTTACTAATTGTAAAAAATCTTGATCTGCAGACATTATAGTAACTTCTTTATCTAAAAGTTTGTGTGCAATGTAAGCAATAGCATCATCTGCTTCTATTTTGTCTATTGAGATAACATTAATTGGAAGAAAATCTAAATAATCAAGTAATCTTGAAAATTGAATCTTCATTGATTCTTTTTCTTCTTTAGCATCTTTAAAAGCGTCCCATCTAGTAATTCGTTTACCAGGTTTTCTTTGTGATTTATAATCACTGTGGATTTTTCTTCTACGTTGAGAACCACCTGCACCATCATAAATTATAATTACTCTAGTTGGGTTTACTTCTCTAATTGCGTAAGCTAAAGATCTTAAAAAACCTGTTAAACCACCTACTGGGACTCCATTGTCATTTAAAGCACCATTTACTGCAAATACTCTTAAATATAAATTTAAACCATCTACAATTAGTACTCTATCATTGACCCCTAAAGAATCGTTTTCTTTAACGTTATCTAATAGACTAAATATATCTTCCATTATAATCCGCTTTCATCTATTTCAATGTCCGGATCTAATTCTTGTGGATCTTCATGTTGATATTTCATAACATACTGTTCACAAGTGTCTTCATACATTCTTTTTCTGATTTCTGGTCTTTCTTCACAAAGTTGTTGTAATTCTTTACCATAAAATGTAATTTCTTCACCTGTTTCTTTATCAACATACTTACAAATGGGGCCTGATTGCTTACAAACTTTATAGTTTTTCATCAACTTTAACCATCCACCATAATCGTCTATACCTTGTCTGTAAAAGACATTATATCGAATTTTACGGTTTGGTGGTCCCATTCTGTTTTTAACCACAATTGCTTCTACCTCAGACCCTACAACTTCTTCTACACCGTTGATTTTTTCTTTAAGTTTCCCAACTTGTTTAAGTCTTAATCTAACGGATGCATGAAATTGTAGTGCCTTACCTCCTGAAGTAGTATATTGATCAGCAAATGGCATTGCACCCATCTTTTGTCTTAACTGGTTCGTGAATACTAAAAGTATTTTTTCCTTGCCAATTAAGTTGGTAATTTTACGCATGGCTTTAGATAGTATAATTGCTTTTTGAGTAGCATAACCATCCTTTTCAAAGTCAGCGGCTGATTCAATCTTAGTGGTTGCTGCAGCTACTGAATCAACTACAATTGTTACAAGTTTATCTGGATTCTTTTCTCTA